GCACTCTATGAAGTCGGGCGGTGGATTGTCATAGAATCTGTAATAAACGTCTTGAACCGACGTTGTTCTACGCTGTGGATTGCGCTTTGGTGTTGAATTCCACAACTCGAGACGGTGAATGCCATCCCTAATAGGTGCAAGTTGAATATCTCCATACTCAAAACCATGCATCCTCAGAAACTTGAACCGCGATGGATGTTCTTCAAGTGTTTCTTGAACCCAATCTTTCGGTAGGGGGTATCTATCTGACACATAATCGATGACGGCTGAAAAGTATCTAGCTGCGCACACATTCATCGACGAATACATTTGCCCAAGAGCACGTATTGCTGTGTTCTTTGGATCCTCAATATCGTTTACATGCTCCGGAAAGAGAAAGGAGGCCCATAGAAATTCGACATTGCGTATGGGTGAACCCAAATGATTAAAATACCCAAGGAAACTTAGTTGGGACCTATCAGTTGTAGTATAGGATTTATCAAAGGATATGTCCATTTTGAAGGTTTCATCTGCTATTTTCTTGAAATCTGACATATCAAAGTGACCTTGTACCATACATACAGAGTCATCTCCCATGTAGATGTCATACATAGGGAAGGATCCTGTTACATGAAACATACAATATCTCGTCACAATTGCATTCACAATCGAGTCAATTATGTTAGTCCAAGCGGATCCAGAGGGTACACCAGCGTGTTTCTCAAAACGATGACCGTCTGGCATACGGAAAGGGGTGTTAATGAAATAGTCCACTACTCTATTCCACCTCTTCTTCGTTCTTAGTGGATCGACGTCTCTAATTTCACCAGTATGAGATTGTATTTTAGAGAAGTCAAAGCATTCAGCCAGAATGGAAAATGCATCACGAATAAGCCAAGCAGGTATTGTCTTATCAAATTTGTTCCAATCCAATAAGACTGCTCGTGAATTTTCAACGTTCCTAGAATTCGTGTACATCCTATCAACATAGGCCATTCCACCGTTCATCATCTCAACACCATAAGCAATTGGAAAGTCATCCTTTCTTGCTTTAAGGAAGGCTAAATAAGGATAGAGAAATCTAGCTTCTTCCATGAACACGGTGGTTGGGTAACCCCAAGTGGCTCTGACTTTATTCTTTGAAATTTTAGAAATTTGTGATCTAGCGAAAACAAGTGTATCGTATAAACGTACCCTGACCTTTGATCGCTCTACAGATCGCCACTTCTCTTTAATCTCTCGCATAGCCGCCGGATCGCACATAACATCTCTCTTCGACTTGTAACCACGTGATTTAAAAGGATCGCCAGGTGATTTATCCTTTGGGACGTCGGGATGGTCGCGAACCATCTCAAAGTCAGTTGGAATGACTTTAACTTGTGGTACAAATTGCTCGCGAACGGATTGAAATGCTGCGATGTAAACAGCATCATTCTCAAGCCTTGGTGCGTTCTTCCTGTTATATTCTAAGATGTTTTGATATAACGCAGCTTTTGTTAGATGAGCCCTTTTGAATGTTCGTATTATATGGGATGTTCTTTCATCACCAATTACGTGTTTTGCTGCAGCTACAGCGACAGGGTCCCATCGAGGAGCTCTAAAGTCTAGGCAAAAACCTTGGCCCTTCTCAATGTAATCGATATATTCAAGATTTGATATTACCTCTTGGATATCGAATGCTTCATCTTCTTTTCGAAGACGTTCTCGTTCCTCAAATCGGAACTTCTTAAGTTCACTTTTATCTCTTTCAGTTATTGACACATTAAACATTGTGAATTACTAACCTTTAACGTCTGTAGACGACTCACTCCCGAGTTCCGCACTGTAGTAATC